TATCTAGGACTATTAACGATCTAAAAAATAAGTATGAAGTTTATAAACAATTAGAGCTTATAAAATTGAATTTATTACAACGAAAAAAATGAGGTAAACGTGGGAGTTTATCTCTTTTTTATTTTGTTACGATAATCTTGAAAGGAGAAATACTGATATTATTTTAAAACAATAATTAAGGTGTTGTCTTCTTTTTTTATTAGGAGGATATATGTATAACAATTCTTATTTTAACCCTCAATTAAGCATAGACAGGATAAATAATCAAATTGCAGAACTTGAGAAAATACGAAGTCAATTACAACAACCTCAACCTCAGCCAACTAATCTTACACAGAATTTCCAAATTACTCCAACTAATAGTCATGAAGTAATGCGATATGCAAATTCATTAGATGAAGTTAAAAAATACATGATTATTACTGATACTCCATTCTTTAGTAGAGATATGAGTATTTTATGGCTTAAAAACGCTAAGGGAGACGTAAAAACATACGAGTTAAAGGAAATAATCGAAAAAGACGAAAAAGACGTTAAAATTGAGTTTTTAATGGCACAGGTAGAAGAATTGAAGAAAGGACTAAAAGAATATGAACCCAAAACAAATACTAATGAATCAGTTAGAGAATCAAATGAAAATGAGGAACCCTCAAATGTTTCAACAATTTCAAAATCTTCTAAGAAATCAAAATGATCCAAAACAAATAATAAGTGAAATGACTAAAGGATATTCTAAAGACCAAATGAATGGCTTTATCAACTTTGCTAATGGCTTTGGAATATCTAATGACGAATTAAATAAATATGGTATCAAGGCTAAATAGTCTTAGATATAAAAATTAAGAAAGGAGGACCTTATGAATAACGGTATTCAACCAACAGTAGAATTAGCTACTAATAATGGTAGTGGCTTTTATCCATATCCTATGATGTATGGGAACGGTGGAGGCTTTGGTGGTAATGGTTTTCTAGGTGGTGATGGATGGATCGTTTTACTTTTACTTCTAGCATTTGGCGGCTGGGGTGGTAACAACGGAAACGGTAGTTTCTTTGGTAACAATGGTTTTGATAATGGCTACGCATGGTTATCAAACGGACAAAAAGAAATTATGCAAAACACAAACAATGGTTTTGACACTCTCCATTTAAGTAATCAACTAGAAGGAAATCGTGACGCTATTAATTCATTAAGTAATGCACTATGTTCTTCAACAGCAAGTATTAATAGCAATATTAGTAATGGTTTCTTTACTGCTGAGACTGCAGCTTGCAATAGACAAATCGCTAGTATGAATCAAGATTTTACTAACCAATTAAATCTACAAAATAATCTAAATCAATTAAATTCAAGATTTAGTGACTGCTGCTGTGAAAATAGACTTGCTAACTGCCAAACTCAAAACATAATTCAAAACGAAGGAAATGCTACAAGATTTGCTGACGCTAACAACACAAGAGATATCATAACAAATGCAACACAAAATACTCAGGCTATTCTCGATAAATTATGTCAACTTGAATTAGACGGTAAACAAGATCGTATAAACGAACTTGAACGCCAAGTCTTAATTAAAGATTTAGCTGCAAGCCAAGCACAACAAACCACTGATATTGTTAACAATACTTATGCCCGTCTTCGTGACTGCCCTATCGATAGTACCCCTATCTATGGACGTATTCCTATCTTTACTTGTAACGGAAACAATGGATGTGGCTGTGGATACAACACAACAAGTCAATTTATTTAAGCAATAGAGTAGATTACTACTAACTCGATTACGAGAACTTGCTAACACAATAAGAATAGGCAAGCCCTATTCTTTTTTAATAAGAAAGGAGAAAAGATAAAATGATACAAAGTACAAATAATGCAATACAAATATTACCTACAAATACAAGTGATATTACTTTTTCAAATGATGAATTAAGAACAAGAAGTGCAACTTGCAGCGGATGGTTAAATCATACAGAAGGAACAGCACAATATACTATTTTAGGAAATGATAATTGTTGCCAACCAGCAGTATATGACGTTACATTTACAGCTAATGTTTCTGGAGCAACTGCAGGCTCTATCGAAATAGCATTAAAAGAGAACGGAACTCCCGTTCTAGGAGCTAGTGCAAATGCAGTAGTAACACCTAACGAGTATACAAATATATCATTTACTAAACGTATAAGACTATGCCCTCGTGAAAACGTTACTTTAACAATAGGTTCTGTTGCCGCTGTTAGTGAAGTAGTAGATACACCAATAGCAACAGTACCACCAACTTTAAAAAATATTAACTTAATTATTGAAAAAGTGCGTTTCTAAAATGAAAAATAATATAGATATGTCTTCGCTATACTTACAAGCTTTAAGTTTTAGTATATTATTAAAAGATTTTAATAATAGTGATTTAATGAACGAATTAAGAATACAAGACGAAAAATATTTAAAGAAAATAATAGAACAAAATGAAAAAATAATTGGTTTATTAACGAAAGGAAGTGATGATAATGGAAGAGCAAATAATTAAGAAAACTGAAGAAGTAATAAAACAATTACTAGAAGAAGAATTAAATTCTAATACTATCGATTACTTATATAAATTAAGTAAAATAAAACATTTAGCAAAGGAGGATGAAAATATGTATGGAAATTATGGAAATTATGGCGAAAATTATGGGAATTACGGTAGAGGAGCAGGATACAACAGCTATGGAAGATATGGAAACTACGGAGAAGGATCATACGGAAGACGTGGTAGAGACGCAAAATATCGTGGTGAAGAAGAAATAGACAGAATGGCTGGAGAATACGGACGTTATCAAGAAAATCGCAATAGATATGGTGCTAGTGAAGAAACAGATAAATCTTTCCATTATATGATTAAAGCATTGGAAGACTTTATAATGGTATTATACGAAGAAGCCGAAACACCACAACAAAAGCAAGAATTAATGCAAAGTCTACAAAGTTCTATGAGATAGTATGTATAAATTTTATAATGCGAACGCAGTAAATAGATTCACTGACGACTGCGTTATTAGGGCTATTTCGTGTGCAACTGGTAGAAGTTGGGACTATGTTTATGATTATCTTAGTGATTTAGCCCAATTTGAGGGCACTCTCTTTGATAAAAAAGATTTTGTGATAAAATACTTGGATAGAACATTTCATCGTTTAGACGGCGTTTTTGGTACCGTAGGAGAGGTGTCAGGAATGTATCCTAATAGTGTACTTCTTATCGCCTCAAATAACCATCTTTTATGTAGTAGATTTGGAACGATTTATGACACGTTTGATCCGAGAGAGAAAGAAGCTTTAAACGTCTGGCTTGTAAAATGATAATATTTATGATATAATACACCACTTTGAAAGAGGGGTGGAGTAGAATGAGTGACTATATAGTTACATATCAAAAGCGTAACGGCGAAATATTTTTAAGAAAACGTAAGAATGTTTGCGATTTACAAATTGGAATAACTACATCAATGGGTTGGAAAGTATTAGACATTCATGAAGAATACGAAGGTAATTATTTACATCGTGAAGATATTAAACGATTTATAAGAAAAAAGAAATATAAACCTTCGATAAAAAAACAAATAATTAGATATATTGTTAAAAAATTAAATCGTTATGCTTAACAAAAAAAATGTAAAGTAAAAACAATTTGATAAAAAAATTACTAAAATGTATTGACTTGTATAAAATAGGGTAGTAAACTCAAAGCATAAGGTAAGTTGCGACTGCCGATTATCTGGTCTATACATAACTTAACATAATATATATTATTATGCAGTTGAAAAGTAAGACCTAGGTAATCGGAAGAAAACCTAGGTCTTTTTATATACCTTATAGGAAGGAGAAAACATGGAAATAAAGAAGATAGTGTATCCAAATCTTGAAGCAGAAATGGCAAGACACGGGGAATCTACTGTAGCATTAGCAAAATTGTTAAACTTATCACAAGTATCAGTATGGAGAAAACTATCTGGAATATGTGAATGGAAAGTAAACGAAGCGGTTACACTATGTAACCACTACAAAATGGAATTTGAAGAATTATTTAAGAGAATTTAAGGAGCAAGTATGGAAGAGAAAAAAACACTTAACAAAGATGGATATGCAATTTGTTTTAATGAATGGCTCTTAGATGACGAAATAAAAAACGAAATAAGATTATTACTTGCGATATCTTGTTTAACTGCTAAAAACGGAATATGTTTTGCTAGCAATAAATACTTTGCGGAATTGTTTAATGAAACAGAGATATCTATATCTAGGAAAATAAAAAAATTAATAGATAAAGGGTATGTAAAAGTTGAATATCAAAAACGTGGTTGTGAAGTTTTAGAAAGAGATTTACGATTATCAAAATTGTTAACCGACGATTATCAAAATTGTTATTCGACGATTAACCAAAATGTTAACCGTCATCATTATATTAATAATAATAGTATTAATAATAATAAAGAAAATAATAATATAAATATTATTATTAAAGAAAGTAAAAAAAACTCTTATAAATCATTTACTAAACCTACCATCGAAGATATAAAACTTTATTGCGAAGAAAGAAAAAATACAATAGACGCTGAAAAGTTTTTCGACTACTACGAAAGTAACGGATGGAAAGTCGGCAAAAACTCTATGAAGGACTGGAAAGCAGCAGTTAGAACTTGGGAAAAGAACGAAAAACAAGATACTTCTTCAAAACCATTAATAGAAGAAATAAGGGAAGGAGTATTTAAGTTCTAATGAAGGAGGATGTAATTAGTCTTATCCAATGGCTTTTAGTAAATGTCGATTTAGGAATTAAGTTATTAAAGATTCCTACAAAGACATTTAATGATGAAGAACTAGAAGAAATGTATAAGACAATAGTTAACTTCAAGAAAAAATATGGGGTAGTAAGTTATAGAGAATTAGGTGAGTTAGCTAAAAAGAACTTATTTAATTGGCAATTATTTACGGAATATCATTTTTACGAATACTTAGAAAATAACAACTATACGGAAGTAACGATAAAACCATGGGTAGACTTTTATCAAAATAAGATATTAGACGATTATAAAGAAAATGCCTTATCTAATTTACAAACGAAATATATAAATAACGAAATAAGTGTAAATGAATATATTAAACAAAAACAAATTATTGATAACTTCGAAATAAATAGCGAACACAATTTTAAAGATATCCATGAATTAGATTTAACTGATGAAGAGAGAATTTATATAAATTCAGGAGTACGTCAAATAGATAGAGATATTAAAGGTTTTGCATTGGGTGAATTAAGTGTATGGTCTGGTGGAAACGGAAGTGCTAAATCAACATTCTTAAATCAACTAGCATTAGAAACCATAAACCAAAATTACAATGTTGCTATTTATTCTGGTGAACTTACTTCTAAAAGATTAATGCAGTGGATCACTTTACAAGCAAGTGGGAAAGATAACGTTATCAATGTTGGTGGCTTTTATAAACCAACTGATGACGCTAAAAGCAAAATACTTTATTGGTTAGACGGCAAGTTATTTGTGTTTGATAATTCTAAAGGCAATAAAAAAGAATTAATATTACAAAGCATTAGAGATATAGTCGAAAAGAAAAAAGTCAAGGTTGTAATAATTGATAATTTAATGAGTATTGAACTAGAAAACACTAGTAAATATGACGACCAAAGTAATTTTATAAAAGAGTTAAGTAGTATGGCTAAGGAACTAAATATACATATCCATTTCGTATGTCACCCTAGAAAAACAACTTTATTTTTACGAAAGAACGATATATCAGGAACTGCTGACTTAACAAATATAGCGGATAACGTATTCATATTACATAGAGTTGGCAAAGATTTTATAAGAAACTTTAAAGAAACGTTTGATATACGGGATGACAAATATCAGTTATTTAATTATTCAAACGTAATAGAGATATGTAAAAACAGAGAATACGGAGTACAAGACGAATTTATTGGTTTGTATTACGAGAAAGAGTCTAAGAGACTATTAAATAATTCAGGGGAAACGAAACATTTTGGTTGGGAAAATATGAGGTGATAAATATGACTAACGAAAAGATATTAGATTTATGCGATGAAAAAATAAAATTAAGTAAAGAATTAGAAGAATGGCTAACTAGTGAAGATTTAGAAAAGGTTAGGCGTTTAATTCAAATAGAAAAAGAGATACAAAGATACATTTGTAAACAAGAAGACGAAGTGGAAGTTATATGAAATTAAATGTATTACAAAGGGTTATCGAGGAAATCTTAGAACGAGATATTGAATCACGAAACGATAACTTTATCTTAACTAACGAAGTATATAAAGCGTTAGGAATAGATACTAATAACAATATGGCTTTCTTATTAAGAAACCACTCATTTTATAAACTACCTAGCTTCGAGAGTATTGCACGAGCAAGACGAAAGTTTGTTGAGAA